ATTCTTTTATTCTGCAAACAATTCCTTCCCAAGCCCGGCGGTGTATTTGGCACCGGCTGCAAAGCCTTTTTCTTCCGTCTCGGCAATCAAATCATTCAGCATTTCTTCCGCAGTGAAATAATCGTCCGCATTGAGTTTGCTTTTCAAAAATTCCTGCAATTCCTTCATCCTGCTCCCTCCTGTGTGATACTCCTGCATTTCCAGTTCTCTTTCGTGGCAGTAGCTGCGATATAAACCTTCGATTTTCTTCATGTTTTTTACCTCCGTTTTGAGTGCATATTTGAGTGCATACACACCCCAAAATGCCGTTTTTATGCCGTTTTTTTGGTTTTATATCACATAACCGTTTTGAAAACTTACCTATTAAATGCCTGATATTACGGGATTCTTGAAACATCAGCATTTCTTGCGTATATTAGCAAAAATGTATTTTGGCGGTTCGAATCCCGTTAGCAGCTTGTAAGACCCTTGAGGAATCAAGGGTCTTTTTTCATATTATCTGTTTCCTATGTACTACAACCCGCTATTGTATTGAAAGAAATACACGAAAATTTCCGTATTTTCCAAAAACCTTTCGCCTTTTTTCACAGAATTGATTTTTTTGCCGAAATGGGTTTACTTTCGTTAACCGATGTGCTAGTATGATTAAAAATAAATCACCAAGCAAAAAAAGAAAGAGGATGCAAATCATGAAACAGAATCAGATTTTCGCAACTGCATACTTTTACTTTTACCGTGTTTTCAGAGATTCAAAGTGAATTTTACTGTTAAGGAAAGACGGTTTGTTTTGATGGTTTTTTCTTATTGAAAGCATAGGAGCTTCGCAGTGAAATTCGCTGCGAAGCTTTTTCTTTTATATGAGAAAAGCGTGCAGCACAAAAAAGCTTGTGAAGCAGGAACAAAAGAAAACAAGACAAAAGGATTTTTTAAGGAGGAGAAAATTATGGTAGTAGTATTGAAACCCGACACAAAGGAAGAACAGATTGAAAACCTGAAGGTATGGCTTAGCAGCATGGGCATCAGCACCCATATTTCCCGTGGTGTGAATCATACCATCGTTGGTCTGGTTGGCGATACCTCTGTGGTAGATATGGATCTGGTCAGAGCGTTGGATATCGTTGAAAATGTGCAGCGTATTCAGGAGCCCTTCAAAAATGCAAACCGTAAATTCCATAATGCAGATCAGGTCGTTGATATTGCAGGCGTAAAAATC